GTTGGTAATGATTACGAGATTATAGCTGGAACCAACTTTGTTAATATCAAGGGTGATGTAAACCTTACCATCGAGTCAAACTGTAAGACCTATATCAAAGGTGATTGGAATATACAGGTTGACGGCAATAAGTATGAGACAGTCTTGGGCAATGTCCATGAGACATACGGAACAAACTTAGACAGTCATCACCATGTAACACTTATTCATGGTGAACGAGAAGAGACAGTAGAAAAGAATGTAATTGAGACATATGGTACAGATATAGATAAACATTTTCATACAAGACTTGTAACAGGTAGCACCAACGATACGGTATTGCGAAACGTAACAGAGACTTATGGAACTAAGATAGATGAACATTTTCATAATAATACAGTAGTTGGTAAGCTTACCCATACAGTGCAACGCAATGTTACGGAGACATATGGCACAGATAAGGGTAAAGACTTTAGGAAAACAGAAATTGTTGGAACTGAGTCTCTTACAGTCCAATCGTCTACTACTTACGATCTCAAGACTACATGGGCTGGTACAACAGGATCAACGTGGACGCATACTTCTGGTGGTGATATTACAATCACTGGTGGTCCGAATATTAACTTGAACCCATAGGATTATAATATGGCACATGTATTTACCATAATTAATTCCTCTAATGAAACAGTAGTGTATGATGACTATGATTTGATTCCTTTAACTACACTAAAACATGTTATCAAATTTTTACCAGACTTAGGAACACAGGTTGATAATAATGAGATGCAACTAGAAAGTGGTAGTACAGGATTTCCTGGCAGGATTATTCCAGAGAACTGGACTACCTCTTCGGAAAATCATTTGGTGTTAGAAACAGCTTCTGATACAAATGTTGTTGGACACTACCACGAACCAATGGTGGAGCCTCACGTTAGTGGTGATGGTCATGCGGAAGAAGAACATAGAGAGATTGAACTTTGGAATCATAAACTGCAAGTTCTAATGACTAGAGAGAGACTGAATAACGCAAGTAGTTGAGGAGAGGGATATGAGTGAATCAGATAACGAAGATTTTGAAGTTAGTATTAGAGTACTTGGAAATGAAATGTTAGCGCTGAAGATGGCAACAACTAAGACATCTAACAAATGGATGTTTGCATCTATTATAACTTTGGGTTTGCTTATCTGGTCTATATCTATTTTTGGACCATCTATTATAGCATTCACACAAGGTGTAGGAGTTTAATATGCCTGCAATTTGTAGAGGAAACAGCGTAGATGCAGATATACCTCACTGTTCTACGCCACTAAGGTCTGCGTTAAGCCCTGACGTAATTGTAAATGGTACAGGTATATCAAGACAGGGTGATGTAAATACACCACATCTTTTACCACCAGCACCTTGTCCAGTTCATGCTGCACCTATAGCTACAGGATCAACAACGGTCTTTATAAACGGAAAGGGTTGTGGAAGGATAGGTGATGCTATTTCTGGTTGCACATCTGTTGCAACTGGAAGTGCAAACACCTTTGCAGGGCCATGATTTTGCGTAGGAAGAGCATAGTTACGGTTGACATATTATACTGGATGCCGGACTATAATAATATATTACAAGAGTTTACATGGCAAACTAGAGATGTAGTTCCAGAGATACCAAGAGTTCATAAGTTTTTGAACTATTGGTATGAAAATATTGATGCTGTTATATCGGAGATAAAAGTTGCTGATGCAGAAACTAATGATTATATACCGGCTAAGGTCTTGTATGATCTTTCGTAAAGCTTTATAAATAATTAAAAAGGCTTGGAGTAATAATGGCTACCGTAGAAAAAACAGGAAATTTTAGAGACCCCTCAGCATTTCAAGATTTTGAGAGTACTAATAATTCGCCTATTATTGCCCGGGCATATAGTGACTTAGATTTATTTTTTATTAAACGATCAAGGGACAATGATATAAATGTACTAACAAATGTAACAGCGGTTAAACGTTCTGTGAGAAATCTTGTATTAACTAATTTTTATGAGAAACCATTTCATCCAGAAATTGGTTCCGGTGTTCGTGATTTGTTATTTGAACTTGTAACGCCGTTAACGTCTATCGCAGTCAAAAAAGCAATTGAGGATGTAATCAATAACTATGAGCCTCGTGTAGCTATTGATACGATAAGTGTAAGACCACTATTAGATAATAATACTTACGATGTTTCTATACGATTTTTTATTTTAAATGGGCCTAGTGAGGCAGTTGACTTGTCCTTAACACTGGAGGTTCTACGGTAATGGCAGATAACACAAAAATGGAAATTACTGGTTTTGATTTTGATACAGTAAAGGATAATTTAAAGACCTTTATGAAAAATCAAAATCAATTTCTTGACTATGATTTTGAGGGTTCGGGAATAAATGCTTTGTTAGACGTTCTGGCGTATAACACACACTATCTTGGTTTTCATGCAAACATGTTGGCGAATGAAATGTTCATTGACAGTGCAGCGTTGCGTTCTAGTGTTGTGTCCCATGCAAAGACTTTAGGGTACGAAACACGATCTGTCAATGCTCCCAAGGCAACTGTGGATATTAAATTAAATGACCGAGCCCTTGGAACAGCAACTATGCAAGCTGGTCAAGTATTTGAAACTGTAATTGATAATATCACATATCAGTTTGTTACTACATCAGATTATTCTTCAACCCAAACAGGCTCTGGTATCACATTCAGTAATGTCCCAATTTATGAGGGAACTTATATAACACAAAGATATACTGTAGATGTTAATGATACGAACCAACGATTTATATTAACAGATAATAAGGCGGATACAAGAACACTTATTGTTAAAGTTCAAAACTCATCATCTGATTCAACAACTCTTACCTATACTAAGGCAACAGACATTACACAGTTAACAGGTGCTAGTTCGGTTTACTATTTACAAGAGATAGAAGACGGTTTCTTTGAAATATATTTTGGTGATGGAGTTGTTAGTAAGAAAGTGTCAGATGGCAATATTGTTATTCTAAATTATGTGGTTACAAATATTGCTGAGGCTAACGGTGCGTTTGCATTTACAAATTCAACAGCAATCAATACCGTAACGGATGTTACAGTTTCAACCATTCTTTCTGCAAATGGAGGTGCTGCAGCCGAAAGTATTGATTCAATCAAATTAGCTGCACCATTGGATTATGCAGCTCAAGGTAGGTGTGTCACTGCAAATGATTATAAAGTATATGTTAGAAAATTATATCCCAGCGCAAAAGCCGTACAGGTATTTGGGGGAGAGAATGGTTCATTCGATTCAAGTTTAGGAGTTGTATCAACACCAGAATATGGTAAAGTGTTTTTATCAATAACTAATAATTTAGGAACTAACTTGACAAATTCAGAAAAAGTAACATTAGTATCTGAACTATCTCCATATACAGTTGCTTCAATTACACCAGTTGTTGTTGATCCAGACTACCTATACATAATACTAACAGCCAGTTTTAAATATAACTCTTCTGCAACCACTAAGACAAAAGACACTTTGGTTGCTGAAGTTAGAACATCAATTAGCAATTATGATACTGTAGAGTTAGGTAAGTTTGACGCATTGTTTAGACATTCACAAATTCTTGGCCAAGTTGATAATACGGATACCTCAATTTTGAGTAGCACAATTATTCCTAGAATTGCAAAATACTTTACACCTGTATTGTCAGTTGCAACTTCATACAATCTATATTACAACAATAAATTATATTATCCACATAGTGGTCACAATGCAAGTTCTGGTGGTGTCTTGGGTTCTACAGGATTTAAAATAAGTGGAAATAGTAATGAACAGTTTCTTGATGATGACGGGAAGGGAAATGTTCGGAGTTATTATTTGGTAGGTGCAATAAGAACCTATACAAACAACACTCTCGGTACAATTAGTTATACTACTGGAGCTGTTAGCATTTCGTCAACAATATTTACTGCTATTTCTAATGTTGATGGTGTGGCGTCAAGTAAGATCAGATTGACAGTTGTTCCAGATTCCTATGATATTGTTGCATTAAGAAATCAAATACTTTCAATTGATTTGGTAAACACTACTGTAATAGGTGAGATTGATTCTATTGCAACAAGTGATCAAGGCGGTGCAGCTGCATTTATTGCCGCACCTGCAAATAGAACGGTAACAGGAACTAGTTCTGCACCCGCAGCAGTTGTACTAGTTTCAACTGCAACTACAACCACAACGGCTTCTACCAGTACTCCCCGTAGTAGTAGTAGTAGTAGCACATCTAGTTCTAGTTCTTCAAGTTCTAGTTCCTCTGGAAGTTCAGGTTACTAAAAATGCCTTTTGACTCCGCACTAACTACAAAAATATCTCCACTGATAGATGGCCAAGTTCCTGATTTTATTCAGGCTGATCATCCTATCTTTGTTCAGTTCTTAGAAGCTTATTATAAGTTTTTAGAATCTGGAGAATTGACCATTCTTGGAACGGTTGATCAAATTCTGCTAGAGACTGTTTCAACAAACTATCTTGTTTTAAATGGAACAAACTTTGGAGGCCTTAATGAGTATGATAGAATAGTTTTCGAGTCAGGGAGCGGAACCACTGGTAAGTTTGAAAACGGAGAAACTATTATTGGTGCAACTTCAAAAGCATCTTCTACTGTTTTGGTGGAAGATGATGAAAGATTGTTCATCAGTGCAAACCAGAGATTTGAAATTGGTGAAACAATTACAGGTCAGACAAGTGGCGCAACTTCTGAAGTTGTAAAATATAGAGCAAATCCTGTACAGTCTATTCAACAGTTGTTAGATTATGTTAATCCAGATAATACAGTAGATCATTTCTTCACTGCATTTAGAGACTCTTTCATGGAGTCTATTCCAGAGTCTTTAGCAACTGGTGTTTCTAAAAGAAATCTGGTTAAACAAATCAGAGATTTGTATGCTGCAAAAGGAACCTCTGAAGGACACAAACTGTTCTTCAGAATTTTATTAAATGAAGAAGCTACTGTAAGTTACCCTGCAAAATTCATGATGAGGATGAGTGATGGTAACTGGAATGTTCCAACGATAATTCGGGCTACTTTGGATACTGCTGGTGTTGATGCTGGTCAGATGGTCGGTCAAGAGATTGAAGGTGCGTCATCTGGAACTAAAGCTCAAATTATATCTGTAAACGCATTTAATCAAGGTTCGGATGCAGTTGTTGAATTTGGTTTGAGAGATGACTCTATTGATGGAGCTGGATTTTCATTATCAGAAACTTTTACGGGCACTGATTTAACTTCTGACGTGCTTATGAAGTTTACGATACAGGGAATTATTAGTGGTAGCATTATTAATTCTGGAGGAATTTTATATAAAGTTGGCGATGATGTAACACTGGACACAAGTATTGGAAATGGTCAAGCATTAGCGAAAGTGGGTTCTGTAGGCACAGGCGAGATAACTGATATTATAATTGAGGAAGTTGGTAAAAATTATCGAGTGGGTGATGCAGTAAAATTTACAAATGATGCAGTTGACCTTAATGTATCAATTGCATCAGCTTTTGTTTCTGTTATTGGCGGCCGCCTTTTAACTGAAGACACAACATCAACCACTATAACTCTTGAAAACAACACCCGTGAAGGGTTTACACCACAAAAACTTTTGCTAGATGGCACGTCATCAATAGGTGCAGTTGGAGAACCTTATCAAGTTTTCGGTACTGACAGGCGGTATAGTACCACTAAAGGTTTTTACTATCCTTTGTATAGAACAAAGGCTCGGGCGGTAGCTGCAAACACTACAACTGGTCTTGCTCATGTACATCTATTTGACGAATTTCCTGATCTAACTTTCTATATGCCAGCCAATAATAACAACCACACAAAAACTGAACAAAGTACTTTGTATGATCTTTTTAGAGGAGATGGGCCAGTAGAAGATAGTGGGTTTGAAACTCTCCTTGAAGATGATGTAAACGGTGGAGTTATATTACAAGAAGAGGAAGCTTTACAATTAGATTCTTTTAAAACACCAACTGATGGAATAGTTCTTGAAGCTGGTGTTTATGCTGGCGATGAAGCCACAGAGATAAATCGAATATATTTAGTTAGCGGTGGTAATGGATATTCAGCTCTTCCCTCTCTTACAGTGTCGAGTAAATATGGAACTGAAGCAGAACTCATTCCTGTTACTAATAATATTGGTAATGTAACTTCACTTCAAATAACAGATAGTGGTTTTAAATATAGTTCAGTTCCAGATGCAAAGTTCAATACAAATCTTGTTATCAAAGATGTATCTGGAACTTTCACTGCTAATAGTCAGTTAGATTCTCATACAGGTACAGTTAAATCATATGATAATATTACTAAGAGATTAGCTGTAGACATTGAACCGATTAGTTCGTTTTCATTGGAACAATCAATAACATATAATGAGAGATTTCAATTAGAAAATTTTGATATTGTAGAACCTGGCAGGCCTGATCATGGTCCAATTAATACAATATATAATGTCCTTGAAGAAAAAGAAATTCGTTTTGATTTGGATGCATATACTGAAGAAGGAATTCAAATCGTACTTGAAAATGAGATTGGAATTGTTCAATCTGATGCATTTCAAATTGACTCTGATCAAATATCTCTTGAACGTGATCTAGATATTGCAATTGAATTTGGAATACGATTAGAATCTGGATCAGCTATTCCTAGTGATGAAGATGGTAGGTTTTTACTTGATGGTCACTTAAATAGAATCACTCAAAGATCATCAGATGACCAAGCCCTAGAATTTCATTTTGATTTAGAAGATGCATCACAAGAAACAAATATTTTTGGCCAACAAGAATCTGGTATTCTGTTATTTGATAATTCAGTTGATGACGTTGATGATAACATAAATTTAGAACCGTTTAAGTTTCGTATGAAATTTGAAGATGCTACGGACACAGCTGATGTTCATGGGACATTTTTACTATACGAAGATGAAATAGATATCGCTGAATTGGAAGATGGAACAGATGGTAATCTTTTAGAAAATGATAGAATTCTTTCTACCAATGGCGGAAGCTCTGTTATTATGGAAGTCTCAACTGAAAATGCTGGTGATTTTCTGTTATTGGATGGTAGTTTCTTATCTTCTAGTGACTCTGAGGATAAAGTAGAAGCTGAAATATATACAACTCAACAATTTCCTGATAATCATAGTTCAATTGTTCTAGAAGACACTACAGATATATTAGTACCAAACTTTATGGTTAACGAAAGTATTGGTAATGCATTGGTTCTAAACAAAAGTTCTACTGTAACTGATCTTCTTACTAATAATTTTATTGGAGATGGTTCTAGACTTTTACTTGATGATGAGAAACCAGTTGAAGATACTACGATTTCTTATGGTCAATCCATCAAACATGCTAATACTCCTGACAGTAGGCTTCTTGGAGAAGGGTTAGAGACATTTATAACAGAACGTTCTGCTGGAGATGTTAAAGAAAAAGGCAAGGTATTATATGATCAGATATTATTCTCATCAGATAATGGAGCTCTCGATGGTGATGCTCGGGCGGGCGAACTTATCACTGAAGAGGGTGAGTTTATTATTTCTGAAACTTCTGGTGTAAATATTATATTAGATGGGGTGGATTCTTCTGGAACTGATGCTGGAGGATTCCTTCTTGGGGAAGACGAAGAACTTGATGGTAATCTTGTATTAAATGGGACTACTAATACATCAACTGATGAAAGTGATGACCTGATTAATGAAGCTGAGTTTAATATCGTTAATGAAAGAATTAGTGATGAAAGTGGTGCATTCGGAACAATTGTACAACAAGGAACTGCTAATGCAACAATAACAATTGGGACAACATCTGTTCAAGATGGTTCTTATCTTAATACCGATAGTTTAGTAAGTGAAAGTGTTGTTCGTATTCAAGATTCTTATTTCTATCAGGCCTTTTCCTATGAAGTAAGTGTAAGTTCTGTTCTTTCTGCATACATCAATGAACTAAAACGTGCAGTGCATCCAGCTGGGTTTATACCATTTGGTAAGGTAAGTCTTGCAAGTGAAATTTCTGTTAGGGTTGGAACGACTGGTTCTGGTCTTATTGATTACACTGGTGATGATACATTCTCACCAGAACTTGCATCTTTGTTCAACTTAATTTTTGATGAAAAAATAAATACAAAAACTTTTGTGCGAGAAGGGCCGGGCGTCCTTGATCCTA